ACGGCGAATTTCTCCAATCTCACGGGTGGTAAGAACTTCAGTTTCCCCATAGCGGGATCTCTCTCTCCGGGAGAATACTGGATAGGGTTCCAGCTCTCCACGACTAACAACAGCAGTATAGGACTGTCTACAACGCTCGCGGGTAATACGATCTCGATGATTCTGGGAGCGAGTCTTACGGCTTCCCAGATCGATGATTTCGGTAATACCTTCTCGGCCAACGTCAACGCCATCAGTCAGGGGATGTACACCAATACGATCACGGCCACTAATCAGACCATAGCGATGTCCAACATCTCAGCGACTGGAACGGCTGGCATGGCCGGAAACTTCCCGGTCATCTTCAGGAACTATTGATGAAACCTCAACTGGTGATGAGTGACTGGCAAGGCACGCATAACGCGGACCTGGAAGGAAGTCGGGCGCGACTGATCCGGGGCGGAACATGGAAGAGACAGAGAGTTATTTGTATCTTTCCCTCAGCGGATATGATTCCTGCAAAAGCTGCTCTCTCTCACTGGAATCTCGCCTTTCCGCCTAATAACGGGGTGGTGAAGATTCTGGCTCTGGGACAGGAGATCGGAGAAGCGTATTCCAACGCTATCGAACAAGTTCTCGCACATCCGGATCTTAAAGACTGGGAATACATCCTGACTGTGGAAGCGGACAATTTAGCTCCTCCGGATGGAGTATTGAAACTTATTGAGCGGATGGAAGATCACCCGGAATTCTCCTGTATCGGGGGACTCTACTTCACCAAAGGACCTGGAGGTTGTGCGCAGATCTGGGGAGACGTGAAAGACCCAGTACTTAACTTCAGACCTCAGCCACCCGATCCGGCTGGAGGGTTGGTGGAGTGTTGTGGAACAGGCATGGGATTCAATCTCTGGCGACTCTCCATGTTCCGTGATACCAAGCTTAGAAAGCCTTGGTTCAAGACTATCAGCGGGATAGAAGGTGTAGGTCAGGGAACTCAGGATCTGTACTTCGCCGGGGATGCCAGGAAGTACGGATACCGGTTTGCTGTGGACTGTTCAGTGAAAGTAGGACACTTGGATTACGACGGGAAATTCGGTCCAATCGATACAGTTTGGTGAAACAATGAATGAATGGCACGGCGGGAGCAGTCAGCGGATTCTTATTACTGGAGGTGCCGGATTTATCGGTCACCACGTAGTCGAGTATTTCCTGAAGGAGACCGACTGGCAGTTGACACTGATAGACAGGCTGGATTGTTCGGGGAACCTAAACAGGTTAGCCGAGGTAGGTGCAGCTAAGAACTCACGGGTTAGGTTTGTATTCCATGACTTACGCGGAGCTATCAATGATCAGTTGGCATCTCAATTGGGATCGTTTGATTACATCACCCATTTGGCTGCTGCAACGCATGTGGATCGTTCGATTGAGTCCCCGTTGGGGTTTGTCCTTGACAATGTCGTCGGAACTTGCAATTTGCTTGAATTCGCCCGCCATACTGGCTGCGGACGTTTCTTGTACTTCTCCACGGATGAGGTTTTCGGCCCAGCTCCTGAAGGATTGCGGTATGTGGAGGAAGCCCGTTATAAGTCTGGCAATCCGTATGCCGCTACCAAAGCGGGTGGTGAGGAACTATCCGTCGCTTACCACAATACCTACAAGCTCCCGGTCCTAATCACTCATACGATGAATGTCATCGGTTATCGGCAGCATCCGGAGAAATTTGTCCCCGGAACCATAGCGAAGGTGCGGGATGGAGAGAAGGTCACGATCCATGCGGATAAGACCTGCACCAAGGCCGGAAGCCGTTTCTACATCGATGCACGGGAAGTGGCGAATGCGGTTAAGTTCCTCCTTAAGAACGGTGTGATAGGGGAAAAGTACAACATCGTGGGCGAACAGGAAGTGGATAACCTAGAGCTTGCCCAGTGGATTGCCGAAGCGCAGGGGGAGAAACTGGATTATGAGATGGTGGATTTTCATGGTTCCAGGCCCGGCCATGATCTCCGATACGCCTTGGATGGAGAGAAAATGAAGAAAATATTCTGGTTTCCCAGAAGGAAAATCACTCAAAGCATAGAGGATATCGTGGACTGGTCACTGGCTAATCCTCACTGGTTGACCCCACGTAAAACGCTCAGGAGCGTGGCATGAGTCGCAAAGCAGTGAAGTTACAGGCGGTTCCGGATGCTCCTTTGAAACTCGATCTGGGAGCCGGCAAGAACGGCAAGGAAGGCTTTACCAAGGTCGATAGACGTTCCTTTCCGGGAATCGATGTTGTGACTGATCTAACCGAGAAATGGCCTTGGGATGAGTCTTCAGTGGAGGAAGCTCACATGTCCCATACTCTTGAACACTTCAACGGAGTGCAGAGAGTACATGTGATGAATGAGCTGTACCGGGTATTAAAGCCAGGTTCCAAATGCATGATCATTACTCCACACTGGTGTTCTTCCCGTGCTTATGGAGATTTCACCCACCAGTGGCCGCCAGTGGGAGAGATGTTCTATTACTACCTCTCCAAGACGTGGAGGAAAGAGAACGCTCCAGACAACGACGTGGAGTGGAATTCTCAGGGTTATAACTGTGATTTTGAGGCGACCTGGGGATATGGAATGAGACAGGATCTCATGGTGAGGAACCAGGAATATCAGAACTTCGCACTCTCCAATTACAAAGAGGCGGCGATGGATCTGCATGCTTGTGTGATAGCTAAGAAATGATCGGGGGCTTTCAATATGGTCCATTCCAGTTCGCTTACCAGCAATTCATCCCTTCGCCTGCGAATCCCGGACAGTTCCCGGTACCGAACTTCATAGGACTCGACTGGTATGCAGCGTCTTATCAGATCTTTCTGGAAGGACTCACGCAAGGAACTCCTCCTTTCATCGTACCTTTAGGGAATCTGCTTCCGGGGACCGTGACTGCACAGTTACCGGCTGTGGGAACTCCAGTATCTCTAGGAACGAATATCCAGCTCACGGTGGCGATGGAAGGCTTGCTCAGTGTGACTTTCAACTTGCTGCACTAATTTATGCCAGGTAATACGACTTCCACGGCCTCTGACATCATTCAGGGGGCGTTACTCAATATCACCGCTTATGCGGTCGGACAACCTCTCACTAACCAGGTGGCCTCGACCTGCATGCAGGTATTGAACGACCTCTTGGATTCCCTCTCCACCGATCAGGCGTTTATCTACACCCAGACAGAAAACATCCTTCAATGGAATCCGGGTCAGTTCGAATACACGGTAGGAAATCCAGTAGGTGGAACATTCACCGGGACTCTTACACTGGGCTCTCCGGTTATTACGGGGGCCACTGTTCCGGCAGGGGTAATCATTGAAAGCGATATGACGGACGTTCAGTCCCTACTCCCTGCCGATACTGAGGTCTTGGGTACTTCACCGATCACGGTGACCTTGGATAAGAATGCGATAGCGAATAGTTCCGGATTGGATCTCTTCACCTATACGACCCCGGGAAACTTCAAGATCCCTCGTCCGTTGAGGATCCGTTCCAGCTTTACCCGTGTAACTAATTCGGCTTCTGCGGGACTCGATTACTGGTTCGATGTCGTTTCACTGGATCGATATAACGAGATAGGACTTAAGAGTGTTCCGGGTCCATGGCCTTATCTTTGTGCTTATCAGCCTACGTTTCCCTTAGCGACGTTATGGGTCTATCCCAATCCTTCGATTGCAGGGGAAGTACATCTCTTTACTGATCTGATCCTGTCGGAGTTTCCGAATCTCACGACCCCGATAAACCTTCCTCAAGGATATAACCGGGCACTAAAGAAACTTCTGGGATTGGAGTTGTGTCCGCTCTTTGGGAAGACGCCTAGTCCGCAACTGATTCTTCAGGCGAAGGAAGCCAAGAACCTTCTCAAAGATCAGAATGCCTCCCCTGTTGTGACTCTGAGGTATGACTCGGATCTGGTCAGGAGTCGTCATACAGACGCTGGCTGGATCATTCAGGGCGGATTTCTCTAGTGTTTCAAGGTGGTGACTTCGGTCTCGTAGGCGGGGCTTACGAGGCTCCTGATCTATTGCAGGACGCCCAGAGGCTGATCAACTGGTATGTAGAGATAGATAATTCCCCGGGAGCGAAGATGCCTATAGCTCTCTTGGGAGCACCTGGACTTAAACCGATCATCAATACGATAACAGGACCGGTGAGAGGAATGTGGACGCTGCCGGGTAACAAGACGATGTTGTATGTAGTCGCCGCAAGTGTTTATCTCGCCACGGTTACAGTATCGGCGACTTCCAGTTCCATAGCTCAGTTCTCCACGGTCAAGGTCGGCACCTTACTTACAAACTCCGGGAGAGTGGTGATCCGGGATAACGGAGTTCTATTCAACGGACTCGGGGGTTATGCGGTTCTGGTGGATGGAACCTACGGGTATTTCTACCGGATAGCCGGGGCCGGGACGATCACCTTCACAGCTAATCTCACGGTTACTACTCCCACGATTAGTTTCCCGGTAGGAGTACTGGTCCCGAATAACCTCATCGTGTCCAGTGGATTTATCACCGATAGTGCAGCGGCCCTTCCTGCATCGACCACAATTCAGTCGGTGAGCTTTACGGCGAATACGATTACGCTTTCAGCCGCAGCGACATCCAGTCAGACAGCCGACGTGTTCACGCTGAACATTCCGGCTTTCGGACAGATCCTGGATCCGGCCTTTCTGGGGGCTGACAGAATAGCTTTTATCGAAGGGTGGTTGATCTTCAATCAACCGGGGACGAGGACGTTTTATACCAACGCTCCGATACCTTATACGTTGACCTTTGCAGGAGCTTTCTATGCTTTGAAGGACTCCTCCACGGATAACCTGATCACTCTGCATGAGAACAACCGGGAACTATGGTTGGTGGGAGAGAGGACGAGTGAGGTCTGGTACAACTCAGGGGGGGTGAATTTCTCCTTCTCCCGTCTTCCTGGAATCGGTCCACAGGTGGGATGTGGGGCCAAGCATTCCATCGCCCGACTAGGGCCTAATCTTATCTGGTTGGGAAGGAACGAGCAGGGTGAGAACATGGTCATGATGACCAGTCAGTACAACCTTGAGAGAGTTTCCACTCATGGAGTGGAAGCGGCTCTGTCCTCTTACACCGTGGTGGACGATGCCATCGGGGATGTGTATGAGGATAACGGACACGTCCAGTACATTCTCACCTTTCCGACGATGGATGTAACCTGGTGTTTCGATCTGACGGTCTTCCGAAATAGCGAAGGCCGGTTGGGATGGTGGCAGAGACTTTCCTGGGATTCCACAGCTGGGGTTTATCACCGGCACCGCGGAAATTGCTATGCAAACTTCGCGGATATCCGCATGTGTGGGGACTTTCAGTCCGGTCAGATCCACCAACAGGACCGGAAATACTTTACCGATGCTGATAGGCCTCTGAGAGCCCAGAGACGGACCCCCCACGTCTGGAGGAAGGAAAGCCGGGAAAGAGTGTTCTTTGCCCAGCTTCAGGTCGAGTTCACTCCCGGGGTCGGATTACAGGTCGGCCAGGGGACGGATCCCCAGGTGATGATCCGCTGGTCGGACGATGGGGGACTCTCCTGGGGTACAGAACAGTGGGTATCCATCGGGAAGGTGGGAGAGACCAAGAACCGGGCGGTGATCTATAACCTCGGGGAAGCCCGGGACAGGGTCTGGGAAGTGAATATCTCTGACCCGGTAAAACGGGACATCATCGGGGCGACCTTGTTCATGGAATGAGCACTTTAAACCGCATGCCAAGCTATACAGAGGCCCTGGAGACCGGATCTGTGACTACCCGGGGCTGGTATACCTTCTGGCTGGGATTACTCCAGGGGCAGCCCGTAGGGGCGCCCAGTGCCATCGTGCCGGGGGTCTCCCCATTCAGCTACGTGGCCCCTCTTGGAGGGTCGGTGATCCTGTCCGGAGGCACTGTATCCAAGGTCGAAGTGAGCCGCGATGGGATGACCTTTTACGTCACCGGGCAGACCTCCGGCATGTTCCCGCTCTCTCAGGGGGATACGTTGAGGACGACTTATTCCGGTTCTCCTACGATGACCTTTATCTCCCGATGATCGTCATTGAAAAGGAAACTTTCAACGCTGAGATGGCTGCTGAAGTTCTTCCTTTAGCTCAGAGGTGCTGGAATGAAAGCACCCTGTTCAAAGGTGAAACCTGTGCATACCACGGGGATAGAGAATTTACGATTGAACCGGACGTGGAGACCTATCAGCGTCTGCAAGATCAAGGGCTGCTGGTATTAGTCACTCTCCGAGATGAAACAGAACTGAAAGGCTATGTCATTGGATTTCTATATAGCAGTTTGCATCACAGGAAGATTCCGTGTGGATTCGGAGATTCCATTTATATAGAACCCGATTACCGATCTCATACCTGGGCCGTTGCTAAAAGGTTCGAGAAGGAAATGAAGGAACTGGGTGCACAAATCATAGGCTGGCCGGTTCACTTGAATGGTCCGGTCTATGAGATTCTAAAAGCCAAAGGTTATACCGGTGATGACGTTGTGATGGAGAAGAGGATTTAATTTATGTGTGTAGCAGCCGCTATTGCAGGAGGCGCCATTGTTGCGGGCGGAATCAGTGCCTATGGGGCGACTCAAGCTGCCGATACCCAGGCGAATGCCGCTCAGAATGCCCAGAACATCTCCTTGGGTGAATTCAACACCATTACGGGACAAGAAAAGCCTTACATGCAGGGTGGTCAGGGGGCTCTGTCTGCCCTGGAATATGGTCTGGGAACAGGTGGCGCACCCGGGAACACTGGTATAGGTCGAGGCAGTCTCACCGCTCCCTTCACCACGCAGAACTGGCAACAGTTGTCCCCGATGTACAACTTCACCAAACAGCAAGGGCAACAGGGAGTGTTGAATGCCGAGGCGTCCCAACAGGGATCCTTGTCGGGATCGGCTGCTAAGGATCTGATCAACTACAACCAGGGGGCTGCTAATCAGTCATTTGGTCAGGCATTCAACCAGTATCAAACACAGCAGGGAAATATTTTTAATCGTCTCTCGACCATTGCAACACTGGGTCAGAACGCAGCGGCGAATACCGGCTATCAGGGAACGGCACTAGCAGGACAACAGGCTCAGAGTGCAACCAACATAGGCACTGCTCAGGCCGCAGGGACGATAGGAGCCACGAATGCCATTAGTGGAGGAATATCAAATGCCATGCCGTGGCTATATGCCAATAGCCCCGCATCTTATGGGTTAGCTTCAGGTGGTGGTAACCCTGCGCTTTGGGATACATCTGGGGTGGGTAATTTTGTTGACTACGGAGCAGGCGCAGGCCTTGGATAGGAGTGAATCGTGCCTGACATGATTCCAGTAGGGAATACTGGTATCCCACCGGATCCCATGAAAGGGATTAATACGCTTTCTGGGATCATCGGGATTCAGCAGCAGAGACAGACATTACAGACAGGGGCTATTCAGCAACAGACCGCGCAGGCTGAATCTCAGCAGAGCCAGCAGAAGAATCGGGAATTGCAGGCTCTGTCTCAATTCACATCTGGGGCAATGAAAGATCCCAAATATCAGAACTCGGATGGTTCATTGAATGTTCAGCAATTCCAGAACGATGCCTTAAAGGTAGCTCCTGTCTACGGTCCTGAACAGATAGGTAAAGTCACCTCCAATGCCAAGGAAGCCATAGAGACCCGCAGAACCATGCAGGGCCTGAGTACGGATCAGGCTAAGATGATTTCTGGGGGATTGATGGATGAGGCGAATGATCCTCATTCTACGCCGACTTCATTACTTAATCGGATATCTCAACTCCGGTCCATAAATCCGACAGATCCAAATATAAACCGGATGCTGGATAACTTTCTGCTTGGAGCAGACCGTAACAATACTCAGCAGACAGCCGCTAAAGCCGCTGCGACCTTAGGCGGTATATCCTCCAAGCAGCCTTCGACTATGGATGTTGGAGGAGCTGTGCAACCCGGGACTACTACAGCATTTGGTCCGGGGCAGGGTACTTTTGCTCCACAGGGTGCGCCTATTAAAAAGGTACTTGGCCCTGCGGAACAAACTCCATATCTCGCCTCCGCTGCTGCAGCACGAGAAGCCGGTGCTGGCGTTACCAGCATTGATCTGGAACGGGCTAAGGAGGTTGGTAATCTTCAGCAGACATCTAGTGCGAATCTTGAACTGACCAAGCAGATTGACCGGCTTTCTGAAGACATCAATAGCGGCAAGGTTGCCAAGATGATCAGTGAGACCGGGAATTATCTAGGGCTTAGCTCTATCAATCAGGCCCGCAGTCAGTTGGTTAAGGATCTAGGACAAGTTAGAGGTGCTGTTGCTGCCCGGGCCGGATCAGATGCCAAAGCCGCTGAGATTCTGGAAGGTTATCCGAATGATACCACTCCGACACAAACTACTCATGCAGCTATGGACTATATCCGTGGAACTCTGAGACAGAATCTGTCGCGTGGAGAGTTACTGAAACAGTACCAGCAGCAAGATCCACAGTCCGTCAGGGGGTTTGCCTCAGCGGATAATATCCTGACTCGTAATACCAATCCTCTAATGCACGAATACATGGCGCTGCAACCGGCAGAACGAGCAGCATTCTACAAGCGTAACTTTGGTAGCGCACAAGAAGCGCAGGCATTCAAAGATCAAGTTAATGCCGTTCAGAAGCATACGAGTGCATTTGGACAATGAACATTGATCCGGATATTCAGGCAGCATTTAGTACTGCGCCGCCGGCTGCTGCAGTTTCTTCCTCTCCCATTGACGATGATATCAAAGCGGCATTTCCAGCTAATGAACCTGCCGCTAATGCAGATGAAAGTGCGTCAGAAACCGGAGCTGCTGAGACAGCCCTCTCTTTAGGTACTGGGGCGTTAGCTTCTATTCCGGCAGGACTTACCTATTTAGGCACGGGTGGGAGTCTTGAGAAAGCACGGGCTGTTCAACAGGCATTGACTTATGAACCCAGGACCGAACAGGGCAAAGAAGCACTTAAAGCTGTTGGAGACATTGTAGGTGCTCCGGGTAGGGCAATCCTTAAGGGTGCTGATATCCTAGAACCCTCAGGACAGTTATCTGCCGCGCTGTCAGATGTAGGGGAACGTGCTGGATTTGCAACGGTTCCTATTCCAACCTTAGGGGCCTTAAGGGGAGCTAAGGCTACTGGGAGTTCTTTTGGGCCTTTATCACTTAGTGCAGCCCAAGCGGCTCCAAATATTTCAAGGGCCAGTCCTGAGATACAGGCGGCTGTAAGCCGCGCTGGAGGGGCTGTTAATCCAGAAACGCTCTCTCGACATCTGGAGGCCGATTCTCTCCCTGTAAAGATGCAACTGACTGAAGGACAGGCTACTCAGAATCCAGTTCTTCTATCTCGGGAACAGAATATGCGGGGGGCTCAGCCCCAGTTAGCTCAGCATTTTAATAATCAGAATGGACAACTTGTCCAGAATGTACAAGCCATTCGTGATGCGGTGGGACCGGATGTCTTTTCCACAAATCCTGTGGAACATGGCGATACTCTGATCGGGGCTTATAAAGCCAAAGCCGCAGCTGCGGATGCAGATATCAGTTCTAAGTATCAAGCTCTGAGAGATGCGGCTGGGGGACAGTTTCCGGTCAGTGCTCCGAAGCTCTTTCAGAATGTGACATCTAAGCTGAATGATCAGTTGCTGTTAGATCATGCGCCTAAGGCTGTGATGAATACCTTGGGACGGTTAGCAGATGAAGACAATATGACGTTCCAGAACTTTGAGTCTTTGAGAACTAATCTCGCCAGGACTATGCGTTCATCTGCTGATGGGAATGAGCGTGCCGCGGCCGGAGTGATCCGTAGTGCAATGGAAGAACTCCCTTTAGCTCCGGGGGCTGCGAAGCTTAAACCTCTAGCGGATGAGGCTAGAAGTGCAGCGAGAACCCAATTCCAGGCCCTTGAAGCAGATCCAGCCTACAAAGCAGCAGTGAATGAAACGGTCCCCCCTGATCGATTCGTGCAGAAGTTCATAGTCGGTGGGACTCGGGATAATGTCGCTCAAATGAAAGAGAACCTGGCACATGATCCTACGGCCACTCAGACAATGGGAGTTGCTGCGTTAGATCATTTGAGACGCAGTGCGGGGATTAATGATATGGGAGAGGGGAATTTCAGTCAGGCAGGATTTAATCGTCATCTTCAGGCTTTGGATCCAAAACTCAGTTCTCTCGTGGATCCGGCTACGGCTGAACAGCTTAATACCTTGGGTAACGTAGCCCGATATACCCAGGCTCAGCCTCGGGGTTCCTTCGTGAACAATTCCAATACTCTGACAGGAGCTTTGGCACAGCATGCCGGAAACCTGTTGGAAGGTGCGGCGAACATGAAGACTGGAGGGGTAGGCGGGACTCTTGTAAGAAATGCCTTGCAGCGAAGGGCGATGACTAAAGCGGCTCAACAGGCGATGGAACCGGGTGCAGGACTTACACGGTGACTATCCTCGCGTTCCCCACTCCCTACACTCCGTTTAGGGGGTTTGCTAATGAAGGCACACCTCTCTCAGGAGGGCTCCTATACAGCTACGCAGCGGGCACTAATACCCCGCTGGTGACCTACCAGGATCCGGGGATCGTCGCTCCTAATGCCAATCCGACGGTCCTGAACGCAAGGGGTGAGGCACCTGTCTTTCTCCTGCCGAATGTCGCCTATAAGTTCCTGCTAACGGACTTTCTCGGAAACACGATTCCCGGCTGGCCGATTGACAATATCGTGAACTCGGTCCTGATCACCCTCTATGGGGGTGTGGATACGGGGGTCACGAATGCCTATGTCCTCACCTTCAATGCGAGTTTCCAGAGTCTCGCTAATGGGATCGTCATCTATTGGGTACCGGCTAATGCCAATACAGGCGCTTCGACTGTCTCAGTCAATGGACTCGGGGTCATCAATCTAGTCAATCCTGACGGCTCGGCTCTCTCGGCTAATCAGATCCTCGCCGGTCAACCAATCCAGATGATGTATTACAACGGGAACTTTATTCTGTTGAATGGAACCTTTGTCCCCGGTGCTCTCATTATTGGATCGAATCTGAGCGTTACGGGCAATTTAGCGGTTACAGGCAATGGAGTCTTCGGATCAGCCGGTGCTCATATCTTTACAGCTTATGCGGCGACTGCTGCAGCACAGATGGATGTGTCTCCCGATAAAGGTACATTCACCGGGACACTTTCGGGAATGACTGCCGCGACTACCGGAACCTTTAACTGGATAAAGATGGGGCCTTTTGCCTGCATCTATGCCATCAATGCCATTACTGGAACCTCCAACAATGTGAATATGGGACTGACCGGAATGCCTGCAAGCATTATCCCTGCCAACAACACGGTGGCTCAATGCTCCGGTGGATGTCAGGATAACAGTGTGAACGGGCTGGATGCTGTTTGTGCGGCTCAGTCGAATGGAACATTTATTCTGGGGTTAAAGAAAGTAAGCGGTGCAAACATAACAGTCACGACGGCTAACTGGACAAATTCAGGAACTAAGGGCATCACGGGTGGTTTTAGTATCGTGTATCCACTCGTATGACCCAACTCTCGCCCGTTCCAGTATTCAAAGCCTTTGACAACAACGGGGTACCTCTGGCTGGTGGACTTCTGTACACCTATGTTGCGGGAACTTCGACTCCCCAGGCGACCTACAAAGATTCAACGCTCGGTTCCCCGAACACTAATCCCGTCGTTCTGAATGCGAGGGGAGAGTGTGCGCTATGGCTCGATCCCACGCTGACTTATAAATTCCAGCTTACTGATTCTTTAGGTAATCAGATTCCGGGCTATCCGGTCGATAACATTCCAGGTGGGATTGTCTTAAGTGCGCTCACGGGTTCGCTCATTCCAGCGGTTAACAATACTTATACGCTGGGGACTTCCTCATTCTCGTGGGCTAACCTCTTTCTAGGGCCTAATGGAGCCACGGCGTTTGACCCCGCGAGTGGAAATATAGGATTTTATGCTCGTACCGCAGCCGAGATTACGGCGAGCATTACTCCTACAGACTATTCCTATGCGCCAGGTAATGTCCTGCGTTATGGTGCAGATCCAACTGGGGTAGCTAATAGTTCTGCGGCCTTCACCAGTGCCTGCAGTTGCAATGCAGAAGTATTCGACGGATTCCCGGGCGGAGGTTCATATCTGTTGAATTCAACTGTCTCTGTCACGGTCTTCCCTATCAAGATCCGCGGACAGACCCGCTGGCCCATTTCAAATAGTGGGGTGACGGGATCCAAACTCACACTAGCCAATGCTGCGGGAACTAATTCCTCTCACTTCCTGTTCAACGCAGCCTCTTATGGCGTGGACATTCGCGGATGGGGATTTACCTGGCAGAGTGCTACGGTCGGCAACCAAGCAGCCATTGTAGCTAATAACGATCTACGTTACTCAATCATTGCAGAGAATTCTTTCATATGGGGTGGAGGAGCGGTTGCAAACAATAGTCTTCTCGGGATCCAGCTGAAGAACTCCGCCATATTCACCGGGGATGTTGTGATCCGGGATAACTTCTATGACGCTCTCTATGCAAATATAAGTCTCCAGGGTGCTTGTACCACGGTCAAAATCTATGCCAACGAGTTCTATGGACATGCAGGGGTTAATGCCGTCAACTCATTGGGTTCGATCACGGGAGGATCCGGATACACTCCGGGAACCTATATCAATGTCGCGCTCACCGGAGGAACCGGTGCGGGGGCACTCGCTAACATAGTGGTATCCGGAGGCGGGGCCGTAACCTCAGTTACACTAGTGACAGGAGGGGGTAACTATACGGCGGCTGATTCTCTCTCGGCATCGACAGCTACCATCGGTCCCGGGACATTGTTTGCAGTCCCTGCGGCTACGGTTGGCGATCTCTACGGCTTAGGAATCCAGTGCGTCTATCCTGTGACCGGACCCGTAATGGAGGCGAACTATTTTGAAGGCTTTGCGACGGCCATCTATTCCAACGGTGCCGCCTATCTACAGCAGATAGGCAACGAATATGGCCCGAATATCAACCACTTTACCTGGGTCAAGACGAGTTTTGCTCGGATCTGGAATTCTGCCGCTGTTGAGAAATTCGTAGGCGCAGGTGTTGCCAACTATCCACAGGACAATTCAAGCGCCTGTAATCTGGTAGATGTGGGTCCGGGGACCTGGTATGCGGATAACACCACGATCAATTCAGGTCTGGGATTCATTGAGAAGCAACGCTCTGTAGCCAATGGTCACTGGCAGACGCGCACTTTCTCAGCCGGTAACTATACCGCTTCCGGGTCCATGACCTGGACTGTCGCGAGCACCACGACAGAGGAGTGGGAGATAGACGGCCAGACTGCCACTTTCAATCTCACGATCATAGGTTCAACTGTGGGAGGAACCCCGGATAAGCAATTGAAGATAGCTCTACCCTTTACGCCTACCTCCACCGTATCGGGAAACTGCATTGTCCAGAACAACAGTGTTTTGAGTAATACTGGGACGTGGACAGTCAATGCCGGGGTGGCTTCATTGGTTGTCTTCATTGATGCGCTGGGTACCTCTAACTGGACAGCTTCAGCCGGTACCGGTATGAAAGTGTCTGCGCGTTTTCAGATCAATTAACGTATGCCCGAACGTGATCCCAACGGGGATGAGTGGACTGTCAAGACCTTACGTGTCCTCATAGAAGCCAATGATCTCAGGTATTCGCAGAGATTTGCCGCCCAGTCAGAAGCTCTGTCAGCGGCCTTTACAGCTCAACAGAATGCAGTGAATGCTGCGTTGACTGCAGCAGACAGAGCGGTACAGAAAGCCGAAACAGCTAGTGAAAAGCGTTTCGACGCCGTGAATGAATTCCGTCAATCGCTCAACGATCAGTCCAGGTTATTGATGCCGAGAGCGGAATGCGAACAAATGCTGAAAGCGATGAAGGAAACGGTAGATAAACTGGAGACCAGTGTGAGTCAAAGACGGGATATCACGGCGGGTGTTAAGGAAGGATCCAAGGATAGCTGGTCAACAATGGCAGCCATTGCAGCGATATTTATCTCTGTGCTGGCCGTTATCGTATCAGCGGTGTTTCACAGATGAGTACTGTGGACATCGCGTTACCGCGCCTTCAAACGGAAGAGGGTTTCCGCGGTGCGGTATATCGCGATACCGAAGGTCACCAGACTATAGGATATGGTTTCAATATAGACGCAGGAATCAGCCGCACTGCTGCAGCCGCGCTACTTAGGGCTCAGGCGCAGGAACTAGATAGTGCTCTTAATGCCTATGCCTGGTATAGCGGACTTGACGCAGTGCGCCAGTCAGTCTGTCTCGACATCGCTTTCAATGCAGGACTCGGGGGGTTACTGAAATTTCCTCACATGATTGCCGCTCTCGAAAACAAGGACTGGCAGACAGCGGCTGAGGAATGCCGGGTAACGACTCCGGGCCTCGAAAGCCGTTATGCCAATCTCGCCCAGATTCTCCTCACAGGAGTTCCCTAGATGACAATCACTACATCCGCCCTCAACGCTGCTGTGGCGAAGGCTCAAGCCGACTATGTGGTCGCTATGGGGGTTGCCACTACGGGCGCGACTGCGTTGCAGAAAGCCACGGTCACGGTGAAATCTAATGCTAAGCCCCTGGTAATCGGGGCGGCCGTAGCACTTGTTGTTCCTCATATCATTCCGTGGATTGTGGACGTGTTGACTCATGTGGCAATCAAATAAGATTATCGGCCTGTTCCGTTCACATGGGACTAAAGTTCTGGGACTTGCACAGGGAAGTGTAGCGGCTGTTGCTGCTGTTCCAGGCATCTTGCCTGATCATACGATCAAATATTATCTGGCAGCCTCGGGACTCCTCACGTTCTGGCGCGGATTTGTAAATAGTGCCAACAATCAGGTGCCACCTCAGTGATACCGCTGCGCCTGTACTTGTACGCTGGCGCCTTGGTGGCCTTGATAGCGGGTTTCCTCTGGTATCGTCACAGCCTCATCGCTGAGGGCGAGAACAAAGTCTATGCAGCGCAGGCGCAGGCCGCTCACGAACAGGCATTGAAGGACGCCAAGATGACTCAGGAGACCGTCGATGGACTCAAAGGCGAGATGGCTTCTTTGCGTGAGCACGCTGCTCCCGCTCCTGTTGTGCGGCTGTGTAACACACCCCGTCCAGTGCGAACGCCCGCAGCTACCACAGGAACTTCAGACCGATCCTCCCCCTCCGGGGACGTTCCAGTTGTGTCTGAAGGAACTGGAAGCGGGGCAGACGTTGGGCCCGGGTTGCAAGAGCTTGCCGAAGCTGGAGACATCTTGAGTGCACGGGAGAGAGCCTGTTTGGCATGGGCCAGAGGAATCACGAAGTGAAAGCGATCCTTGAAGCGATCCGTAATCTCGTCGGTAACAAACCTGCCGTAGCCATTTTGATAGCTACCTTTGTGACTATCTTCTGCCTGCTCGCGTGGCGTTGTTCCAGCGCGGCGGAGCTTGATTTACGAGGTGGGGTGGCCTTCGGACACACAGAGACCGGAGCCGTCCTCGGGCTCAATCTCTATGTACCGGTCAGTCAGATCTATGTTTATGCAGGAACCGATTTATGGGGTGCCACGCACGACCTGCAGAATAATTGGGACTGGCATGGTGGTTTAAGAGCTTGCAGATGGAGCTTCTGTGCCTCTCTTGGAGCGGCTTACCTTCAACGGGTGGATGCTCTTAACGGCGCACATACCAACTTCAATCTGGAACTGTCCTATAGACCCGGATGGTGGAGAATTGCCTCCATTGACTATTGCCATCTGAGTGATGCCGGGACTACCCCGATCAACATCGGACGTAATGCCGCACTGGTTTCCATAAGGCTCCAATAGGAGGACGCCATGATTAGTTTACTGCTGACTGCCTTCATCGTGCTTTGTATCGTGGGTCTAATACTCTGGGGAGTTAATCAAATACCTGGAGTTCCACCCATCATTAAAGTCGTGATCTACGTCATCGTGGGCGTAGTCATCCTCCTCTGGCTGCTGCAATACGTGCAGGGCAGTCACATCTCAATAGGTCACTAGGAGTTTCTATGGCAACCGTACACAATCCCCTGACCTTCACCATCACCGATCCTACGTTTACAGCGGATACTGTCACGGCGTTCCGGGTGCTGTTCGGGCAGACAGCCGGAGGGCCGTATGCCCTAGTCAGTGCTGACGATGCGCTCGTAAACCTCACCGTGAACCCTGATGGCACGATCACCGGCCAGATGGCGGGACTGAATGAAGTCTTAGCTCCTGGAACGTGGTTCGCTGTAGCGGAGGCTAAGAACGCTGCCGGTTACTCGGCCAACAGTCCTGAAGCGTCATTCATCATTGACCCTCCGCTTCCGCCCGTGCCGAGTGCCCCGACGGGTTTTTCTGTCGGCTGATTCACAGCTGGTTTAACCTCTGTGGGTAGCCGTGAAGGAATATAGATGGCTAACAAAGGCGTAGCGGCCAAGAGATCGGAACCCACCAATAAGGTCGATCCTATTCCTGTCACTCAGCCGCAGGATAAAACTCCTTTAAGTTCGACGATACAACCGCAGAAGCTGGAGCCAACTCCGGTGTTGGAGAACAGCAAAGATGACTGACTACAATCCGGGTCCTGCCACGACCGATACCCCGAATATCGTTGATGAAGCGATTCTAAGCGGGACTTATCTATCGACTAATCTTCCCCCGGCTAACACGGTTCTAGCCGGGAGGGTGGTATATACCAGTGACCAGGGACTCATGGTCACGAGTGGAACGGCGTGGAGTGCTTTAGTTTCCGCTGGAACACCCGGATCAGCCGGAGTCGCTAAAACTGGTGCAGCTACTTATGCCGCTGCTCGACTGCTAACAGGTTCAGTCACGGGCGATACCCTTCTGGTATGACCAATTCAGCGCCGCATTCGCATACGTGGGACGCAACGTGACCCTTGGCGTACTTAGATGGCCCCATAGGCCCGCGCCAAGTATGGACGTGCGTCGCGTCCGCTATCTTCCAACGACCGCCCAGGAAGTTCTCAATGCGCCCCACGCGGTCAAGCAGGCCGTCTATCTGATCCGCAAAGTGCCGGTCTTGTCCTGTTAAAGGCATGCACGCTTACCCGTTCACTTCAGCTCCACCGGCTGACTAAACTGCGCCGGGGCCTCGTCCACGCAGGCCGCTGCAACAACGGCAAGTATAGGTTCTGGCAGCGCGTGGTAGATGCCTGAGCTGAAGGCTGGGTTAGTCTCGACCACTGCCCACTCACCGGTATCGAGTCGCCCTACGTCGATGACTGCTGCTCGTGGGGTAAATTCCGATGCAACGTACAGCGCCTCTACGGCAAAGTCCCTCGCGGCTGAGAGGTCTACACCCGGCCCGCGGTACGGATCAGTGATCATAGCGGCGCCATCGAGGCACCACACTCGGTATTCGTCCACGAACTTCACCACGTCGCTGACAAGAACGCGACCGGTCGGCGGGATGAAGCCGTAGAGCGCGCTGTACACGCCGGCCTCGAAAGTCTTATCGTCTTCCGGCTTGATGAAGGCCGGCAGCTCTATCGAGCCCAGCTCCGCAAGCGTCCCATGCCGCACGCGGCGTCGCAGGAATTCTTCCGGGAGCCTCGTCAGCCAATCCAGGGGCGGCTCTAGGAGCATCTTCCGCACCTGCCCAGCAATCGCCCGCGCCCACAGAGTCTCCCCGTAAATCGCTCCTACGTCGTCAATAGGAGGGGTCCGCCACGCTTGCAGGCGTACGACTTCCCAGCCGGCCTCTACAGCTGCGCCGCTCAGGGCGACGGAGTCCTCGCTAAATCTTGGTGATAGGAGCAGCTTCATTTAGCCGAAGTCGTCTCGTCAGCGCCTCGCAGGGCTTCTGATGCGATGCGATTCACTTCCCGCATAGTGGCCTGTTGATCGCCTCGCCATCTGGCTTTTGCGAGTATCTCCAGCGCCGCGCGCAGCCGCTCGAAGTCCTCCAACGGGACATACTTGCGGGTGACGGTCGCTCCGTTCTTATCGAAGTGTGCGAACTCACGGACTTCCTGTTTTGAGGTCATCATGCGCCTACCCCGAATTGCCCCTGATCCCGCCAGCCGGAGCCGAACTGCTTGCGCAGGAACGTCTCTATCTCCCAAAGCAAAGCATTCTCGGCGGCGCCATCCCATCGCCATTTGCGCTCCCGTAGATCGCGCAAGCGCTCGATGTGGTCACCCAAGTGGACCGTTGCTAGTCGCAGCGCCGCAGAAAGCTCTACGGCGCTAGGCTCAGAGACGCGCGCAGAAGCGGACATAGAACCGGACATCGGCCCAGTGCCCATCCCCGCATCGGGTGGGTCTTTGGCTGCGGCGTCGCCTACAATCTCAATATCCGATTGAACCTCATTGCCCCATACATCCCACCCCAGCCTCCGTTTGCGGGCAAACAGTTCTAGGCGGGGAGGGCATGAAATTTCTTCTATCAAAACGTAACTTTCCGTCGGCTTCTTACTGTGTCGCGCCGTGCGTCCGGTCCAGAATATATTCTGCCTATAGCGTGCGCGTTCAAAAACGCATCGGTCTTTGTACCCGAACAAGATTGTTTGCGTACGATGAATAAACCAGTTCCCTTGGCCGCTGGGCTTTATCCAATGTATCGGGGCCAAGTATTTAAAGCCCCACGCCTCCAGAACCTTAAAACCCGCTTCTATATGCTGATTAGTAGTCCACAGCCATAGGTGGCAATCGGGAGCCGCCAAGTCGCCAATAGGCAATCTTTTAATCTCGTCTATCGTCATGGTTGGATATGGCAATGAATCCGGCTTGATCCTTTCTCTAAGAGGTCTCTTGCGTTTCCCGGCCAACGACAGAGGCCACGGCGGATCGGCCACGATGCAACGGTATGTCATGTTGCATCCCATGTTGGGCCACCATCGCCCACGAGAACCACCGAAGTCAGCATGCGCTCGCTGCCGTCATTGTTCTCGACGTGATGGCCGTCACCGTCAATCAGCGGATAGGTGTGCGTCTGCACCTCGTTGACCTCAAGGATCACGCAGCCATCGGCCTCTAGGTTGTGCTGGAAGCTCGGTTTGTCCACGCAGACCTTGCGGTTGCCGTGGCCCTCGTCGATCAGCGCCCCGAGCATGCGATAGAGCCTTTTGACGGTCATCCCCATGAGTGCTCCGTGGTGCGGATAGGCCCCATCGAATCGATGGTGGAAGCAACCATGTCGGCGTCCGTCTGGCGGCAGAAGCGCGTGGCGTGGCTAGGGTTGGTGCACCAATCGCCTGGCGCTCGCCAATACATCAGCGGCGGATCGGTCGATTCAATCAACCAGCCCGTTTCAGGCGGTGCAAGCTGTTCCGATGACACTGACTCATTCTTGCTCACGGCTGGTTTCCTCGTAGTCGTAAGGCCCAAGCCAGCCAAGCTCAAGAGCAGCGTCAGATAGCTCCTCCTGCCGCTGTTCCTCGGTCATCGTGTCCCAGTCCTCAGCCAGCGTCTTATAGCGGTAGGACTTCGCGGGCGGATAGATCGTGAGGTACACCCACGGCTTCTCGGGCTCGACCACCTGTTCTGCAGTCACTTGCGCACCTTGATCTTGAGTAGGTCTAACATTTCGTCGAGGGTGCGCGACTCGAACAGCCAGTCTGTAGTGTGTCCGCTGGTCTCTGGTTTCCCGGCGTGATCCAGTTCCTGGGTAATCGCGTAGGCGGCCTTCTCGATGGCTTGGCATACGGCGTTTTGAGCCTTGTACGCGGCTCCCAGCCCCATGAGCTGGTAGTACTGCGCCTTCGTGATGCGCTCAACCGCTGCTTTTTGTGATTTGACGGACATTAGATTCCTCCGGCTTCGGCAGCATTCCGCTTTTCTCGACGCGGTCGATCAGGCGCTCTCCGGTCGGCAGCAGCATGTGCGGCATGAACACGGCGTCAAAGCTCATGATCCCGCACTCGACCGCTGTCATCTGACCCTTGATCCAGTCGCGCAGCACCGAGCAGACGGCCACTTTGCCGATCTCCAGCGCCTTACGGTCGTATTCCTGCCGCGTCCCACGGGTGCTGTAGGTGTAGGGATGGGCCTTGGCCCACGCCGCCGCGTAGCCCTTCCAGGAGGCTTCCAAGCTGATCTGGCGGTCACGCCACTTGAACTGCACGATGGTCAAGCAGCGCTCGGCATCGGTCATGGTGCCGAAGGACTGGCAACCGAACTTGCTCAGCATCCGCTGGCACTCGACCAAAGCGCGGTCACCGCTGGTGGCAGTCTCGTAGGGGATGCTAGGCACAGCTCAAGCTCAACGTAAGCTGTTCAGTGGACTTCAGCTCTACCACGCCAATTCCTCCGATTGAGCCTCGGTGCTGACCGTCTGCTTCTCGATCTTCGCCATGAGATCGGCTACGAGTTCGGAGTCGGTGCGCTTGGGGGCGTGGTACTTCGCGGCGTAGAGGCGCAACGTGTGGGCGCAAAGAGCGGCATCTCTGGCCCAGTCGTTCCATGTCTCTACCGTGTGGCGCTCCCCGTTAAGCTCTGACATGCGCGGATAGAATTCGCGGTCTCCGTTTATCCCGAGGAGCTTAAGAACACGAGCGTTGCTGAAGCCGCATGGGTTGGCTTCCACGCCAGCGAAGTGACTGATCCAGCCTAGCGCGCACGCGGGAGACCCACACCCCGGACCTTTGGGAACCTGAACCGCGCCGATAGCGAATTCCCGCGGGTTGTTTTGAATCTGATCAGCCGCCTTCATGATCGCGTTGTAGGCATCCACAGTGTTCTCCTGAGCTAGTTAACTAGTACAATCAATTGCTTAGGTGTTCGGCCATCATGTTGCACATCGCTTGAAGTTCCTTAAGCCCACTACCATAGCTATCCCCAGTGCCATCAGACTGAATACAGATGGTTCAGGGACGCTTGTAGCTCTACCCCCTACCCAGGCAGGGGCTAGTTTTCCTCCGCTCTCAAACGATGTAATGCCGTCTGTCACGTAGGTACTCCAATTTAGAATCGTTCCAAGTGGATCGGTAGAGACCAGCACATCCGACTGTCTGCTGTCCCCGAGCCCGAAATCAGGTATCCCGAAGAAGCTGTTCGGTCCTCCTGAAGCTCCAAAGGTCCCTCCGATGAACTCTCCTGTTCCCGGGGGACCAAAGAGACTTCCGTTAAACCCGAATCCACCGCTTCCGTTCTGCTCGATCAGTTGACCGTCGAGGGTGATATTCACGTTTGAAGTGATGACCGAACAGCTCATCGAATCGATATAGGTTCCATCCGTTGTATAGGTGAAAGTATTGAGAGGGGAAAGGGTATCCACCTGGAAGGACAGACTGAGTAATGAAGCGGTGTTGTAATCCGGGGTCATCGTGTAGCCGGAGAATGAGAACTGAATCTCTTCCGCCTTCGCATGACAGGCGAGAAGTAGAACTATCAGGAGAACGACCCATTTCATGCTCGTAACCTTCGAGGTAATACCTTGCTTTCCGGCCAATCTGTGGAAAGTCTCAATCTGTGCTGAACTTCAATCCATAGTTGCTTTTCAGGCGGATAAACCCGGGTGAAAGCTTTCCTTCCATCGCTGATGGAAACCCTATCGCCTTCGGGTATCACGATTTGCTGTGAGAGGTTCCATATTCCGCGATGATGTCCTTTACACAGAGGGATCGTATACCAGTGACCAAGGCGTTTGTTCCCTTGCAGGATGTGATGACACTCCTGGGCTACAACCCAAATCTCCAGATGAGCACAGGCCGCACAGCCTAAAAGCATCATCCTGGAGATACGTCTGTCTTCTGCCTCAGTCGGTTTACCGGTGGAGTGCTTCATATGTTTCCAACTCTGCGATTAGCCTGCAGAGTTCTCCATACGTCCACGATCAAGCTCTGAGTTTCCCGTCTGGCTCTGACCTTTTCGTAAGCCACTATCGCATCCACCATGAGTGTGTCGGAATCTCCTACTTCATTTGAAGTCTCAGCCTTGGCTTTTCTCAGTTCTACGCTTCCTTCGTTCAACAGAAATTGTTTAGCGCGAATACGCTTGGCTAAGAACTCCTGCCGGCTCACGTTGGCTTTAAGCTCTGCGGCCAGTTCGTCTGTCTCCGCGAGGTAAGTGAGAGCCTTGGACAGACGTTCCTCGCTAATCACGGGACACCAGTTCCTTGATCTGCCTCCTCATCGTGGAAGGCAAGGCCCCCCAGACTTCAAGGTACAAGTCCTGGCTCTCGTTCAGTTCGGTATGCAGTTCCTTCACCAGACCATCCTTACCGTCCGTAAAGGCTTCTACGAACCGGTCTACATACCATTTAGCAGTCGGAGTCATTGCCTGAGCGCCAGCTTGGCTGCATTCACCCAGATCCCTAAATCAGCAGGGTCCTTGATAACTCCGGCACGAATCAGCTCTGCCCCCCAGTTGGAGATACAGGGTCTCTCCGCGTCCCGGATGCCTTCTGAGGCTGTCTGAGAGGGCATAGGAGCGGAGATCGGGACGAGTGGCGGGATAGAGGGGGGGTACTTACTGACGCCTTCCAAGAGCTTCCAGCCATTGATACCCCACATGTTCCCTCGATCTCCAAAGGCCGAAGCATCGAACTCGATATGGTCTCCGATCTGAACGGAAGCCATATTGGTCTTGCCGGGATAGTAGAGCTTGCCGTCGATATGGACGGTCGGTTTCCCGTTCTTGCTGATACCGCGGGCTGTAATTGTCCCTTGCATTAGGCTGCCCTCGCAAAGAACGCCTGAACTGGCGCGAGAGGCGGTGAAGCCATCAGCTCTAGCAGCTTGTCCGCCATTCTGTGATAGCACGCGAGGCGCGCTTTAGTGAGCCGAGCGGCGTCGGCGGCGGCGGCGGCGGCGGCGGCGGTGTAGGCGCCGGCGGCGTCGGCGGCGGCGGCGGCGGCGGCGGCGGTGTAGGCGCCGGCGTAGGCGGCGTAGGCGGCGGCGGCGGCGTCGGCGGCGGCGGCGTAGGCGGCGTAGGCGGCGGCGGTGTAGGCGCCGGCGGTGTAGGCGTTCCAGAGATTCTGCCTCGCATCCAAAGCGGCTCGCCGCGCCAGACCCGCTGCCTTACGATCACACGGCTCACCTTTCGTGAGTGGGATCAGCACGTCCGCACAGGCTTTTATTTCCTTGGCTACGCGCGGGTCGGCGCGGCTTGCGAGTTCCTCGGTCAGAAGCCAGTAGAGGAACTGCCAGCCGACGCGAGACAAGTCTGCACCTGGGGTGATGGCCTGGAGGAAGCGCCCGGGAAACAGCTTGGAGTCACCATTTGCCATACCCTCAAAGAGTCGATCTTCCAGCCGAGCGAGCATGATCGGGATACCGAGTTCGCTTTCGTAGGCCGCATGATTCGAACTGTGAATGGTGCAGCCGACAGCACAACCCTTCCCGCGCTCCCAATACTTTCCGTGAATGATCTCGTCTGCTGCGGCGTGTAGTTCAACGCGCTGGACGTATTTGGCCTTGATGGCCGGATCATTGTGATAAGCCAACATTTTAACTGTTCTCCTTTATCCAATTGGGGTCGTTATCTATCCACTTCCACCAGGCCAGCTCACGGTTAAGCCACTGGTCGTAGTCTTTCTGCCAGTCGTCTTCGTACCGCTCATTCAGTTCTTGCTGGTGGGCGAGGGCTGATTGTTCGTCGTCATCCATCGATGTTCCCCCAATTTATCCAGTAAGCTATTTCGGTAGGTCCCGCACTGTCGATGGGTGCGGAGAGGGGAGGACGACGTGGTTCTTCCTTAACCACGCTGAGTGTTTCCGTGCTCTTCGGTTCTTGAGGTACTGACGGATCTTCTGGATAAACCTTGCCATCGAAATCCTCCCAATCGAACAGATCCTTTGACCAAGGGCGGCTCATGTTCCCTCCACGTTGTCTTTCTGGAAACTATCGAACTGCGCTTCACAGAAATAAGGCCACTCGTCCACTGGAGAAGCCGGTCCCCCTGCTAATCGGATCGCTTCGTCACAGGCTTTCCAGTAACGGGCGAGAGTGCTCAGATTCAGTGTGATGAAAGCCCGCAGGGTATCGGCGGGGATGTATTCGGGTCTGTGAAGGATTGTGTCCATGGAGCGGACTATAGCGCAAGACGAGACTGCATGCAATAGTGACATGCGTGCAATTTCATGCTAAGGTCTCATCATGTACAAAGAAGACGCCATCAGGCACTACAAGTCCAAGATGGCTCTGGCCCGGGAACTAGGCATCACTCGGCAAGCAATTCAGGGGTGGGGGAAACTGGTCCCCTTACAGAAGGCCTGGAACCTTGAAGACCTGACGAAAGGCAAGCTCAAGGTCAAGCTACATCTTTACCGGGAGTATCAAGAATGAGTCTAAATGAGATCCTCCGAGGGCCTGCGCTAGACCCTCGAAGGCTGCCCACAGAGGCTCACAGAGTGTATGGGACTTGTAGCTTAAGCTTAACCTACGAATTAGATTGTGTCCAGAAACGCGAAACCCCCTGTTACGGGGGCTTGCGTACCGTGGGAAGCGGGTTTATGGTGCGAGTGTTCAGGTCGCGGAGCCTATCGTACGGACAATCGATCCGTACTTCAACCCCCGCACCCGGACCGTCAGAGCCACGAAAGTATGTCGGCCGAAACGGGTCCAGTCGCTCACAAACCGTTATCCCGGGTTAAGGTGTCCCCCTTCCTTCCCGGTGCGAATCCTCGCAGACACGGAGTTACCGGGATAAACCCCCGGAGGGCACCCGAGTAAGCACTCCCCGAGGAGGAAGCGGAAAGGGGTCGGGTAATACCTAAAGGAAATGAAATGACAGACGCAGAACTCTTACGAGATATCGGTATTTACCGTGCATCTTCACATGCCGACAAGTTAAACAGGAACTGGACTCAGGATGCTTACAAGGCTTTGGAAGCTTTCGGTCGAACTCATTGGGGAGCGTTTACCTGTGAACAGGTGAGGGCCTGGGCACACTGGATACCGGATCCACCTGATTCGAGAGCCTGGGGAAAACCGTTCCAGATGGCGGTTAAAAAGGGATTAATAGAATGCATCGGATATCAGCCTCATGAATGTCCATCCAGGCATAAGGGGATCAGTAGTGTGTGGAGGACTAAGTGACCAGATATAATCGCCCCGATCTCGAACTTCCTTGGCATGTTGACCACTTAGGGGGCAGCACTAAGTGCATCTATACGTCTGGCGGCTGGTATGTGGCTGACGTATGGGAGGATAAAGATGCAGAATTTATAGTTCAAGCATGTAACGAATATAGTTCTCTCACAGCCGAGATTTTGCAGCTGCGCGCGGCGCTGGACGAGGCCTTAAACATCTTGCAAATCGCGCTGCCCGCTCCGCATCCATGGCCTACCGAGAGCGTCGAATATAAGCTGCGCATCTACCACAACATGGCGGTCGCAAATGGTTAAGTTCGCTGCAAGAGAGTTTCAGCGAGAGACCGGAAGACTTCTCCGGCGAGAGCGGCAGTACGAAGGACTGAGCCAGGAGACGCTTGCAAAGAAGATTGGAATAGGTCGTTCAGTGCTTGCCAACATTGAGTCTGGACGCCAGCGTATCCCAGTGGACGTGCTGTGGAGGGCTGGCGTCGTGTTAAAACTCGACGTGAGTGCATTCCTTCCTGAGTCTCAGAGGACTAAATGACTCTCACGGAAGAGATGCTCTTGGTTCGCAAGCTCATCAGTCTGGATTTACCCTGTAAGACTGTATTTGAAGGATTAACCAGTCGGGAGGAACGGAGGGACAAGGTAAGAGAGGCGGTTAAACAGGTTCCCGATGTCACTTTCGCTATAGATCACGGGAAAGTGATCACCATGGCGATGATGTTCGCTAGAGCTTATGACGAGGACTTGTGAGACATCGCCCAGACAATTCAAGGAATGACATCGTAAAAGGCTTGAGAAAGGCTGGCTATAGGGTGGAAATCATCGAAAGACCTGTGGATTTAGCCATTCGTACGCAGGATAAGCACGGCTTTAAATATTGGGTTCTGATGGAAGTGAAAACGCCTACGAAGTCTGGAAAATTACCTAATAGAACAGATCAGGCTTTGCAAGCTCAGTTTCTGTCTGAGACAAACACGCCAGTTGTAACAAACTTAGAACAAGCTTTAAATGTCTTAAAAGACCTATAAGGAAGAGGCTCTGGAAGCCTTGAGATTATCCATGTGATCATTCCGGTAGATAGTCAGTGGGGTGAGTGGACTTATCTGCAGTGGAGTAATCTGCGGTTCCATCTGTACTGGCGGGATCGCAGGTGACTCTCGATTACGTAGATTCTGCGTTAGAAGCCTGGGCTAAGTGGGGCAAAGGCGGAATTGAGACGGATTGGCCGGCGATTACGTTACTTGGCAAGATTGCGGATCAACAACTTACTGGAGCTTCACAGAGGGGTCCCATCCCTGAAATGGGACTCATGGTCTTTGTAGTCGAGAAAGCTGTTCTTAGGCTTAAACCTGTTGAACGTCGGGTGGTGATCAAGCATTACGTTTACTGGCAACCGCTGGAGTGCAGTGCAAAGTACTGTCACATGTCGCCTAACCGGTTCCGAGCGGTGTTGAACCGTGCGAAGAACCTGATTGGGGAGTGGATCTCGCAACCCTTTGCCAGGACTAGTAAACCTCAATAAACGTATGCTATGTTCGGCTAGACTGGAACATTACACTCATGCCTGATTACGGTACCCGTTTAGGCAACGAGTGCCTGACCTTTGTTCAGGCGAATGAATCCATCCGTCCTCTTCGGGACACCCTTATCGTAGAACCTCTTCCCATAAGCTCTACAATCATCGTAGAGGCGTGGAAACCCATTCGAGGTAGGGTACTCTCTGTCGGTCCCGGGACTTACCCCAAGCGTTACAATGGCCGTAAAGGACAGAGGACGAAGTCGTGGGACTCCAAAGCCTTCCTCCCCTGCGATGTCAAGGTCGGGGATACGGTCGAGCTCGGGGGAAAAGAGATTTCTGGATATTTGTTCCAAACGGTTAGATGGGGTCCTAAAGAAGTTGTCATATGCCGTGAAGCGGATGTGGCCTTAATCGTTGAATAGTGAGGAACTATGTCTAAAGCTAAACGTGAGAATAAACCCAGTGAAAAGGGCATGAGCCACGCAAAGAGTGGTTCAGGAGGCTCTACCGTCAAGCACGACGAATACGTAGGATCTACGGGTTCAGGTATCCGGTTTAAGCTCCCCAAGGACGTGACCGATCACTCCAAAGTCCGGGGCCAGTTGAAGGAATAGGCTTGTGATTTTGAGTGCTGAAGGAGAGCCTTTTGAGAAACCTGTAAGCAATTCTCTTCTTTCTATGGGGTTATTTGCTGTTGAACTTCGGAAAAAGCTCGAAAACATGAACTGGTGGGAGACTCACCGTAAAATCAGGGAACTTCGTGAGAGTTGTGGAGTTTCCACTTCTCAAAGTTTCACCGTAAATGTGCGCCGACCACCGAGATATAACTGGACTGAGGAATAGCTATGCCGTTCAGTTTCCGCGAGAACACCTCCAGCGGGAAACAGCGAGAGATGCCCCAGGTTCGCAGTATCCAGAAGGTCGGAGGGATACTCGGAAGGGGAGAGCCGGGTAACGTTCACGGCTTCAGACCTGGTGGACACATGCAGACCGGCTATAACACAGTCGGTGGTCGATCCGGTATGCAGGTGAAGATCCCCTCAGTCCGGGATGTATCGAAGGTCAAGTAGATGCCTTCTCCCAGTGCCGGTGAGTCCCTGAGTGGCTTTGTCGGAAGGTATATGGGATCGAAGGAATCACGCAAAACATTCCCGAAGCAGAGCCAGAGAGCGGCTGTTGCTTACAGCAAGTACCGAAAAGCTAAGAAACGTGCTTAAGTGGTGGCGAATAGGTGCTAACTTCAGGGAAATGTACGCAAAGATCAGTCATCTGGAAAAGGATATGGCCGAGCTTAAGAAACGCATGGCAGAGATGGACGGACGTTATCGGATCCCTGAGAGTCCGTATCAATCGATATTCGGCCCCCAGAAGTCACGGAATGCCTAAAGGTCGTCCACCCATTGCTCCTCGCATAGAAGCTCTAGAGAAGCGTGTCTATGACCTGGAGAATGCAGTACTGGAACTTGCTGCACGTAATCTGGTTCCTAAGGCTGAGCCTAAGCTAGAGGAATATAAACCACAGTTTACACAGTGGCCAAAAGCTAATGGCAGCTAGACGTTAGGAAACACAGTGCCCAGCCGCAAAGGAATTCCAAACCGTATCGGTTCTCAGGTTAAAGAGAACGTTGTAGCTGTATTCACCCGATTGGGCGGAACAGCGGGAATGGCTGAATGGGCTAAAGAGAACCTGACAGAGTTCTATCGACTTTATGCCAGACTCATTCCATCGGAAATGACCGCAACCATCGATATCCGGGATGCCACAGAACTTACCCGCAGTGAACTCCTCCTTATCGCCTCAGGAAGCAGCACAAGAGCTGCTAAAGAGGGATCTGGCGAGGGAGAGCTTCCAGAGTTTCATTGAATACTTACAGCTCGGGATTACTCCCGCAGTCCACCACCAGCTGCTGATCCGGCACTTGGAAGCCATCGAGCGGGGTGAAATCAAGAAGCTGATGGTCTGGATGCCTCCAGGCTCGGCTAAGAGTACCTATGCTTCCGTGCTCTTCCCGCCCTGGTATATGGGTCGGCATGAGAAAGATCCGATCCTGGGAGTGTCCAATACGACTGAACTCGCTGAACGATTCTCTCGCAGAGCTCGGAATCTCACCTCAGGTACTCTCTACCGGAATGTCTTTGGATTCGGTTGTGCGGAGGATTCTCAGGCTGCAGGCAGTTGGGAGAACGAGCGAGGCGGGGAGTACTTCGCTGCAGGCATGGGCTCAGCGATTGCGGGAAGAAGAGCAGCTCTGGGTCTTATTGACGACCCCCTCAAGTCCAGGGAAGAAGCCGACTCAGAGCGAATCCGACAGAAACATTGGGACTGGTACCTGAATGACTTCGTCCCCAGATTGCTTCCCCAAGCGAAGCAGATAGTCATTCAGACAAGATGGCACGAAGACGATCTCTCCGGCCGAATACTGGAGAGGGAGAGCAGCCAGTGGACAGTTCTAAAGCTTCCCATGCTCTCGGTGACCCCAGATCCTCTCAACAGGACCGATGGAGAGCGTCTGTGGGCGGACTTCTTCACCCAGGACATGGTGGACACCGCCAAGAAGGACGTAAGAGCCTGGAATGCGTTATATCAGCAGGATCCTGCACCGGATGATGGAGAGTATTTCAAACGTGAGATGTTCCAGGAATACTCAGCACCCCCGCAAGCCATGCACATCTATGGTGCGAGCGACTATGCCGTTACCGAGGGTGGAGGGGATTACACTGAACACGGGATATTTGGGCTCGATTATAACGGGGACTTATACCTGCTCGACTGGTGGAGAGGTCAGACTCAAAGTGACGTATGGATTGAGAGACAGTGCGATCTGATCGGGAAACACTCACCCTTGATATGGTTCGGAGAAGGCGGGCCTATCAGGAAAGCCATAGAGCCATTCTTAAAGCGCAGAATGCAGGAAAGACAAGCACCTTGCCGGTTGGAGTGGATGCCATCCATCGGGGACAAGGTCGTGAGAGCGAGAGCCTTCCAAGCCAGAGCCGCTATGGGGAACGTCTATTTACCACAATCCGCTCCCTGGCTACCGGATCTCATGAGTCAGCTGATGAGATTCCCGGCCGGAAAGTATGACGATGGGGTGGATGTCTGTTCTTTGATCGGACGGGGGCTGGAGCACGCAAGACCCCCTCAACTCAAGCCTCCCCCCAAGGCTGAGAGTGTTCCCAGCCCCCCTCCACGACACGATGGGCTGTCCTGGATGGCCTAATTCATAACTCAAGGAGACTTTTAGATGCCTGCTAATCCAGGGCCAGCCATACAAGGCCTGCCCAATGTTGAAGCGTTCATCTCCACCGGACCCGTTCAGAGAGTCATTTACCCGACTCTCTTTACCAACGGGAACGCGATAGGAAACGGGACACTGAGTCTGCAGTATTACCCGTGTAACTATCCTGTGACGGCTACACGCCTCGATCTGTTGCTTAACCAGCTCATAGCTACAGCGGGTACGACAGCGACGGCTGCGGCCCTCTACACAGCTATAGGTGGGATCTACTCGACCTATGCGAGCACGAATACCGCAGGCAGTACGGGAGCCTTAACCCTACTCTCTCAGGGCTCAACGACCAATTCCTTTACCTGGGCGTCTAATAGCGCGGGAAACACTAATCTCAGTGTAAGTGCTATCCGTCCTGTATCGGTTCCGGTGAATATCAACATGCAGCCTGGAGAGTATTTCGTAGCGATGGGGATCTCGACCACTAACAGCAGTGTAGGACTGTCTACAACGGCTTTAGCGTGGTCACTGTCCGTGCAGGCGGATCTCGCTATGCAGACTGCGGTGAACTATGCGGAGCCCGGAGCGGCAACGAACGCCAGTAACGGGTTGTATGGGGCGATGGGCGTATATTCCGCGGCCACGGGAACGCTCCCCATCACCATGTACCAGACACAGGTGAACCAGACCGGAGCGAATCAGCTCGACGGGAACTATGCCTTTGTGATGCGTAATTACTAATGCCTCAGCTTCCCAGTCAGTCCCACCAGCCGGCGACCAGTAAGGCTGAGATTGTCTCCGAGTGTTTAGAACGATTCCGGATAGCTCAGGAGGCAGAGAGCGAGAATAGACAACAAGCCGTATTAGATCTGGAGTTCGAGGATGGTCAGCAGTGGCCGGACGACTTGTACAATCTCAGGAAGGTATCAAGGCGTCCCACTCTCACGATCAATCACACGCGAACTTTCGTCAGGCGTGTGGTCAATAACATGCGCCAGCAGCGTCCCCGGATCAAGGTCCACCCTGTGGGAGAGGGTGCGGACATGGATCTGGCCCAGAAGGTCCAGGGGGTCATAAGGCACATCGAACAACGTTCAGATGGAGCTACTGCATATGATGTGGGTGGAGAGTCCGCTGTTAAGATTGGCTGGGGTTACTGGCGAGTACTCTCTGAGTACATCGACGCCAATAGCTTCGAGCAAGAACTCAAGCTCCTGCCCATCAGGAACCCCTTCACCGTATATGTGGATCCAGCTTCAATACTCCCATCCGGTGAGGATATGGACTGGTGCATCATCTCCGAGAAGATGAAGCGCAGTGAGTTCGAGCGAAAGTACCCGGATCAGCAGGAACAGCCCTTCCATGAGGGGGCTAGCGGGGATCAGGGAACGGAGTGGGAGACCAAAGAGGAAATACGCCTCGCTGAGTATTTCCGCATCGTCAAGGTCAAGGATTCACTGCTCAAACTCTCTGACGGTAGATCCATCTACGAAAGCGAATACCGGAAGGGAAAACAGGCTTTTGATACCGCTCAGCTCTCGATAGCTAAGAACCTCCAGGGTAAGGAGATCCGTAGACCTACTTATCGAAGAAAGATCGAGTGGCACCGATTGAACGGGTTCAACGTGGTGGAGAGCATCGAGTTACCCGGTCAGTGGATCCCGGTTATCCGGTGTGAGGGAAACGTCCTCGATCTGAACGGGAAGATCCGTAGACGTGGAATGGTCCGGGACATGATGGATGCGGGGAGGATGTATAACTACTGGCGCACCTGTGAAACAGAAGTAATAGCTTTAGCTCCTAGAGCCCCCTGGATGGGTACAGCGAGACAGTTTGACGGGCATCCGGAGTGGAATGACGCTAATCAGAAACCCTATTCCAAGCTCACCTATACCCCGGATTACATCGAACAACCGGATGGGTCCAAGACCCCTCTTCCGCCTCCCACCCGCACTGAGCCGGTAGCGATTCCCGCAGGGTTTGTGCAGGCGGCTGAATCTGCGGCCAAGGACATGATGATCCTGGCCGGAATGCCTCACGAGCCGGGTCAGGATAAGGCTGGAGAGGTGATATCGGGCAAGGCCCTCAGAGAACGTCAGTCTCTCTCCGATATCAGTCACTTCCAGTACTACGACAACCAGACCCGGGCGATAGCCCATACCGGCAGGATTCTCCTGGACCTGATCCCCCATTACTACTCGGAAGCGAGGATGCAACGGATCATCGGGGATGATGGTGTTCCGCAGACTATCGAAATGAACCAGTTTGACCCGAACATCCAGAAGATCAAGAACGATGTCACGGTAGGTCGATATGACGTGGTCATGGATACCGGTCCCGGCTATGAAACGAAACGGATGGAAGGTGCCGAGGCTCTGCTAGATCTAATGAAGACCCCGATGGCCGAGCCGGTCATCAAGGTTGCAGCGGACCTAGTGGCTAGGAACCTGGATATCCCAGGCGCTACCGAGCTCGCAGACCGTCTGGCTCCGCTCACTCCTCAGGGTCTGGAGAAGGCCATCAAGTCTCTACCTAAGGAAGCCCAGGGCATTGTGACCTCGATGCAACAGCAGTTGACCCAGGCCCAACAGACCATCCAGCAGTTACAGCTTGAGATCAAGTACAAGATGGGTGTCGAGCACATGCGATCCGTGACGAAGGTTCACGATACCGAGGTCCGGGCAGAGACCGCCCAGAAGGATACTGAGGTCAAGGCGAAGACCGCCATGCATGACACGGCTGTAAAGAGCCAGACCGCTATAGATGTCGCTACGATTCAAGCCGGAGCGACCCTGATCGACACCGGCATGCAAGCCTCTCACGAGAGGCAGTTAGCCAAAGAGACTGCAAAAGCCGCTGAAAAGGCAGAGAAGAAATAGCTATGGGTAAAGTCATCACGTCCAAGGGTCTAAACGAGTTCGTGGAATCAGGGAAAGTGACTCACGTCCCTGACCATCAGGAGAAGCCCGCAGAGCCAACTAAAGCGGAAGTGGCTAAGGTAGAGCCAGTTGAGGTTAAAGCCCCTCCTGAGGCTCCTAAAGACGATGACGAGACTGTTCCAGTACTCTCCGAGGACTCCCGGAAGTATGTGAATAAGCAGCACCGGTTAAGGAAAGAAGCCGAGGAACAGGCCCAGGATGCTGAGAGGTTTGCCAAGGACCAGTACACCCGTGCTGTTCTGGCAGAACAGAGAGCCGAACAGCTTGCAAAGGACCTGGAGGAACACCGTAAGAATGCTCCTCCAGCTCCCAAAGAGCCCGAATTAGTCGAACCTAAAGAGGATGATCCTCAATGGATAGAGAACGGCCAGTTCAACTGGCGCAAATTTACTAAAGCTCAGGCGACCTATGAGGCCGCGAAAGCAGTCAAAGAGGAACGTGTCAAGCAGGCTGAAGAGAGAGCCCAGGCTGACCGGGCACAACACGAAGCGAAGATTCGAGCATCGGCGGAAGACGCGAGGAAAGAGTATTCCGATTTCGATGCAGTGATGGAGAGTGCAAAGGGTACTGAAGCGGACATGGTTCCGCAGTTCGTCTTGAATTACATCTATGAAAGTGATCTTTCGGCTCAACTGGCCTATCACTTAGCCAAGAACCCGGAAGAGTCACAGCGAATTGCGAAGATGAAGCCCATCCTCGGACTCGCCGAGTTGGGAAAGCTCGCGGACAAGCTCACCGCTAAACCTCCGGAAAAGATCCCGGAGCCGAAGCTAGAGACTCCCGAGCGCACCGGAGCACCCCCACCCATAACACCTATAGCAACGACGGCTTCCGGGACTGTGAACACAGATCCTGCCCGGATGAGCTTTGCCGAGTTACGGGCATATGAGAGGCAGCGCAACAAGAAGCGCTAGGTGCTCCTGAACCAACCCTTCAGGAGATTTAATTGACTCAGCAACTGCTGACGATGAGCTATATCACCAATGAAGCTCTCGTCGTGCTCGAAAACGAATTGGTGATCGCTAATCGTGTTGAACGCCAATATTCAAACGAATTTGCGCAGACCGGAGCGAAAGTCGGAAACACAGTCAATATCCGCCGTCCGCCCCGTTATATTGGTACTTACGGTCCTCCGCTGAATGTGGAAGACACTTTTGAGACCTATGTCCCGGTAGTTTTGAACTACCAGTTCCATGTGGACGTTCAGTTCACGACCCAGGATCTCGCTCTCTCGATGGATATGTTCAAGAAGCGGATCCTGAAGCCCCAGATAGCGACTGTAGCTAACCGCATTGATGCGGATTCCGCTCAGTACTTCACGCTCTCCACGGCGAATTCTCTGGGAACTCCCGGAGTTCAACCGGCCAGTTACAAGATCTTCTCGGATGCGAGAGCGATCCTGGCACTGGAAGCCTGTCCGACGGAAGGTGAGAAGAACTGCGTACTGGACCCGATCTCCATGTCTGCGGCGACGGATGCGATCAAGGGACTCTTCAATCCCCAGGCCCGGATCTCGGAATACAACGAGAAGGGTATGGTGGCTAAGGAGTTTGCAGGACTTGATTGGTGGGAAGATCAGAATATTCTGAGCTTTACTACAGGCGCTCAGGGTGGAACTCCGACCATACCCGCAACGGTGGCCGGAACGGCTCTCCTGACCGCTGGTTGGGCAGCTTCCGGTACTTTGGAGACCACGGGCTGGACGGCTTCTACCGGCGTAATCAAGGTCGGGGATGTCATCCAGATATCGAACGTCTATCCCGTCAATCCGCAGAACCGCTTGCAGTACGGTCGGACCACTAAACAGTTTGTGGTTCTGCCTCCGGGTGGATTCCAGACCCCACCGAATGGTGCAGCGACAACCGGTATCTACTTTGCTGCCGCGTCACTCAATAACGGGACGTTCAACAACCTCACGGGTGTCTACACCTCGACGAGTGGTGGACTGCTGACATTGACTATCGGAGATGCATTGATCTCTGCCGGTCAGTTCCAGAACGTCACCGCCGCTCCGACGGGAACGGTGAATACCATCACGGTGAACGGTGGAACCGGAAATGCTGCAACGGTGAGCCCGCAGGGACTTGTCTTCCACAAGTATGCCTTTGCACTGGCCTTTGCGGATCTTCCGCTCCCGCAGGGAGTGGAGATGGCCGCCCGAGCCTATGACGATGAGGATGTGGGGATGAGTATCCGCTGTGTCACCCAGTACACGATAAACAACGATTCCGAGCCTACCCGAGCGGATGTGCTCTATGGTCCGGCATCGCTGTATCGTTCGCTCGGTATGCGGATAGCCGGATAAGGAGAGACATATGGCTAATGTCAATCCTGGTCCTGCCGTAACAGCAAACCCGAACAGTGTTGCGGGTTACATTCCGGTTAACACACAGACCAATGCCAATCCGGTCCTGACGAATGCTCAACGGTTGATAGCGGAATATCGGGGATTTAACTGCGCAGCCGCAGGGGATTACCCGATGCCGGTATTCGATTCCGCCCGATTCGTTCCGACCAGTGTTTGGTTTGCGGTCAATGCATCGACGACTGTAGCGGCGAGTGCGGCGTTTCTGTCCGGAGCTTCAGTGGGGGTATATGCCGCCACGGGTGGAACCGGAACTGCACTCGTCACAGCCGTAGCGGGACCCACATTGGGTGCGAGTCTGAGTTCAGTCACGACAGGTACTGTCATAGGTACTACGGCGGTGACTGCACAGACTCTGTATTTCCGGGTGGGAACTGCTGCGAGTACTGCAGCCTATTTCGATGTTTTCCTGTTTGGAGTGGACATCACATAAAAGCAAATATCCGGGTGATGGTGGCGACCCCCACGTATGACTACCAGTTATGCGTGGACTACACCTCATCCCTCATGGCGACCAGCATCCATCTCACACATTTAGGGATAGATGCCAGGGCTAAGTTTGTAGCCGGGTTGTGCTTCATAGACCTCGCAAGAAACGATCTGGTGAAGCACTTCCTGGCGACAGACTGTACGGATATTTTCTTTATCGATGCAGATGTGGGATGGGACTGGAGAGCGGTCTCCAGATTCCTGTCCTACCGACAATCCATCGTAGCCGGACTGGTTCCGAAGAAGTGGGCACCGGATGCTGGAGATAGACCTCCATTCCACGATAATGCCCTTACTGGGGAGACAGAAGACGGTTTACTCGCAGCTCTGGAGGCTCCTACGGCCTTCATGCGGGTGAAACGGCACGTATTCGAGATCCTGGATGCAGCCTATCCGCACTACAAGGACTACAACACGATGGAGAGAGGAATCCCCTACTTCCAGACCGGGTATTACAAGGACCCGGAGAAAGGGGATATTTCCTTTATGGGAGAAGATATTTTCTTCTGCCGGCAGTGGTGTCGGTTGGGAGAGAAACTGTGGATAGACCCGAACGTGAACTTCTCCCACCGGGGAAGCAATGCCTGGAAGGGCAATCACGTCGAGTATTGTTTTGAAGTCGGTAAACTGACCAAACTAGACGAACCGCAGATGAGTTCTGCGGCTTAAGGAGATTTTATGCCGGGTCCTGCTGATGTTGCCAAAGGCAATGAAATATTGAACATGATTGCCTATGTGGCCTCCGTAACGACTCCCAACCTGGGAGCGAATGCTTCGGCCACAACTACTCTTACACTGAATGGAGTCCAGTCTTTGGACTGTATCGGCTGGAACATGCAGGCTCCTCCTGCCCATCTGGTCATCGATAATATCTATGTATCCTCGACCAACACTCTGACCATCCTATGGGGAACGGATGGCACGGGAATCTCGCCCACTACAGTAGCTGTGCTATTTACAGTGGAACGTGCGACCAATGCCGCTTTTGGCACGGCGGGTCTTCCGACCATCATCCAGTGATCTGTGTACGATGTAAGACCGTTCCAGCCACTTTATGGGCCTAGTGCCGGTCCTAATGCTGGAAACTTCGTATCCAGTCTGACCCTTTCCGCTTCCACGACGGCGGCTTCCGGTGCACTCCCTGGGAACATAGGGACTAATGATTTCTGTCAGATCCAGATCGCCAATACCACGACCGGTTGGGCTTATGTAAATTGCGGTCGGACTACGCAGGAGATGTCTCCCGCAACAGTCGCGGCGGGGTATCCCGTAGCTCCAGGAGGGGTGGTCGTTATCAGCGTTCCGAGTGAAGTAGCCGTAGTGGGAGTGATCTTAGGTTCTTCATCCGGGTCCGTCGTCTTTACCCGGGGAGTCGGCTCCTGATCAAGAATCTGGGAGCTGTGGCAGGTGGAGCAGGCTCCCTCAGTATCTCAGCCGGCGCAGCTTCGGGAAATCTGGGCTCTCTCGTATTCTCGAATTCCAACGGAGTCTCTTTCGGGCTGAACGGCTCCACGATTACCGGCTCTGTAGCAGCAGGAGCTGCGGCAACCGGGATCAGTGGTATCGTCGTCAGTAATACGACCTATACGAGTGGTACGGTCAGTTTCAGTAACGCCAACGGGTTGAGTTTCGGGTCGAGTGCCGGACAGGCGATCACGGGAAGTTATACTGTCCCTGGATCGACCAATTTCTCCAACTCCAATAATGTTTCGTTTGGACTGAACGGTTCGACTATTACGGCTACGGCTAGTGTTGCTGCCCAGACTGGTATCAGTGGGATCATTCTCAGCAACACGACTTATACCAGTGGAACAGTCTCTTTCAGTAACGCTAATGGGGTCAGTTTCGGATCTTCTGCGGGACAAGCTGTAACCGTCAGTTATAACAGTACATCCGCTGTAGGACCGAATACCGCTCAAACCAACGTCACCTGGACGGTGAACAGTAGCGGTATCAGCGTCAATGCTGCAGGCTATGCAGGAACCGCTACGGCAAACACTGGATTAGCCTCGTTCACGTTGAATTCTGCGGGCTTGAGCTTTAACGGTTCGAGTCTTCTCGGAGCTAATACCGCTCAGACAAACGTGACTTGGACCGTCAACAGTTCCGGCATAAGCCTGAATGCCGGAGGATACGTAGGGACGGGCTTTACTACAGGAACGACTACGGGCTCCTGGACTGCCACTCAGAATACGGCCGGGTTGAGTATGGTGATGCCGTACTTCACCCGCTTTATCTGGCCGATGGCGAATCTGACGCCTCTCACCGCTCCCGGAGCGGCCCTGCAGACGATTCAGTATGTGCCAGTGAAGATAGCGATGACCGGCAGTCGGCTCGATGCGCTGCTCGCGATGTCGAATAGTTCATCTGCCGGGGCTGGTACGGTGACGCTCCAGTTCTCCCAGTACGCGATCATCTACACCAAAAATGCCAGCACGCTCTCCTCACTGTCATCTGGTTCGACACAGACCACTTATACCTATGCATCCAATACTGCCGGTGCCACATATCTCACCAATAGTGCCATCTACCCAATCTCGGTTCCCATCAACTTCAACATGGTGCAGGGTGAATATTACGTCGGGTTCAATCTGATCACTTCCACCACGGCTGCGAGTGTCACGATGTCCATGATGGGTGGAAATGCTATTGGGACTGCACTGAACTATGTCGAATTCGCTAATACCGCAACCAGTACCAATGTGTACGGAGGTATGGGTGTCTATTCAGCGGCCACTACAGGTGTCGTGACGCGAGTTTCGGTGTCCGCTATCAATCAGACCGGTTCCGCCCTTTCTGCTGCCAACATTGCTCTAGTCTTCAGGAATGCCTAAATGCCAGTCAGTAAACCGTTTCAACCCATGTATGTGCCGAACTCTGGGAATGCAGCCGGTACTCTTGTATCCAGTCTGACTATTTCCGCTACCTCAACGAGTGCGACTTCAGGAGCGTTGCCCGGGAATGTGGGGCTGAATGAACTGAACCAGATACAGATTTCCAACACGGTTGCGGTCTGGGCCTATGTGAACTTCGGACGAAACACGACTGAAATCCCTGCAGCTACAGTGGCTGCGAGTTATCCGGTTCCCCCCTCAACGGTGATAGTCGTCACGGTGACGAGTGAAGTCGCAGCTGTGAGCGTGATTCTTGCTAGTTCAACTGGATCGGTGATCTTTACTCGCGGAACGGGTGTCTGATGTCGTTATTCACGCAGGGAGGCTCAATAGCTGTAGCCCCTAGCGGGCTGATGTTTTCAGATGGGGGTGCCGGCGGAATCAGCAATGGAGCCTCCGTGACCATCACGGGTGGCCCATTCGGTACTAAATCAGGCAGTAGCCCGAGCATCTGGGACCACGGACAGGACGGGGCGGGGGTATTGAATGCTGGCTGGTCCGGAGCTTGGCCCAACGCAGCAGGCAACTCGATTGCCAATACGATCAACCGTGCTCAACCCTTTCAGGCGCTGGGTTCTTCCACGATCAACGGTCCTCATCCTTACACGACAACTTTTCTTGCAGGGAACCACTATCAAAGTGGAGCGTTTGCGGGTAACAACGTCATGCCCTACGTGGCGTTCTCGACTCCTGCACTGCCTTACTATTCGTATTGGAGCTGGTACACCCGGGATGATCCTCAGTGGTGGCATTCCATAGCGCCGTTTGAGATTAATTTCACGGGAACCCTCGCGAGTGGAAACAACGTCATCACGGCGATTTCCAGCTTCACCTGGCTCGATTCGACCTACATCGGAGCCTCTATCAGCGGGACTGGAATACCGTCCTCTTCAAGCATCACGGCCATTAATTCAGGTGCTGGAACCATCACAATCAATAACAATGTCACGGCCAACGGAGCACAGGCTTTACTTGCAATCCAGGTCGGATTCGATAACAACAACAAGCGCTATGATTTCTCCGCTGCCTCGACTCCGTATGACACCAGCGTGGGTAACTGGTATCTGACTTACGCCGACTATCGGGGAGTTGGGAATTTCCAATTCTCCCACCCCACCTCCAACACGGATCTGACCGCCAAGAATGGCATTCTCGACGATACGGGAGGAGCGTTAACCAACCCGGATCAAAATGGGCACAATGCTTTCTGGCGGGATGGGAATAATCCTACGAATGTGAGTGAAGGGGTGGGTGGCAATGGATGGCAAAAAAGCGAATTACTGATCAAGTGGACGACTGCAACGACCGGCTATGTCAAGTACTTTGAGAACAATACATATCTGGGTGGTGGTCTTCTTGTAGTCGATTACGCGGGCAAGACCATCTATACCGGCATTACTTCGGCATCGGAATCCATAGGGGGTTATTCGCGCCGCCAAGGAGTGGTTCCGGCTGATACGACCCATTATCTTTCGACCGGTACTGCAGGGACTTACACTCTGTGGAGATACTATGCTGATGTTTATTATGACCGTCAGACTACCGGTCAAGCCAGATTCGTGATGACGAATTCTGCGACCTATGTACTGGGGGATGGGAACATCGTGGAGATTCAGCCCTATACCGCGTGGGCCAACGGTTCAGTCACTCTCACGATCAACAAGGGAAATCTATCGTCCGGGACTGCAAAGATCTGGTTTGTGGATGAGGTCAATGGAGTGAGCACTCCAGCACTCCAAAGCACCATTACGCTGAACTGACATGACACTGTTAGTAGGACAAAACGGAAACGGCTGGACGATCATCGGGGCTAATCCATGGGGCACCGGTGGGAATGCGATCTATTACAAGAACGGGTATACCGCCATTGCTGGGGCAATGGCAACAATCAATGTGACGGTGCAGGCGACGGCCAGTGCTACGCTTGCTACGGTCTATGTTTATAGCGGCACCGGTGTAGGCGCATCGTTTGTCGCGATGTCCGCCGAGTTCAGCGTTAGCACTACTGGTGCTAAGACAGCAGCGATTTCAGGCGTGTTGTCGGCGGGTCCATATACGCTCGTACTGCAAACGCCTAGTGGATCTTTCCAGGTTGCCGTAAACAGTGGTAGTTCCGCGTCTGCGGATAACCAGAACAACTTAGCCAGCTTTCCGTATCGTTCACCCCCCGGAACTATTCCGGCGGTTACGGTTAATTCCGGGCAGGAATTTATCATCTGGATTGATGGAGCAGTTTCTGGTGGTGGTACGCTGCCTTTGCTATTTGCCCCTTTTCAGCCGCTCTATGGGCCTAATTCCGGTCCTAATGCTGGGACTCTAGTCTCCAGTCTCACTATCTCTGCTTCTACGACAGCGGCTTCCGGAGTTCTTCCCGGAAACACTCAGTTAAATGATTTTAATCAAATTCGGATTGCAAATACCGCAAGCGATTGGGCCTATGTGAACTTCGGACGTAACACTACGGAGATCGCAGCCGCAACGGTAGCCACTGGTTATCCGGTCGCTCCGGGTGGAGTAGTCGTCGTAACAGTGACGAGTGAAGTCGCGGCCGTGAGCGTGATCCTGGCGAGCTCGACCGGATCGGTGATCTTCACTCGGGGGACTACTCCATGAGTAAATTAGTCGGTCAGGATGGTACTGGCTGGACAATCGTAGGGGCTAACCCGTGGGGTACTGGCGGGAATGCGATCTACTATAAGAACGGATACAGCGCTATCGCGGGAACGATGACTAATCTGCACTTCACGGTTCAGGCTACTGCTGGCGCTACTCTTGCTACAGGTTACGTCTATTCAGGCGTGGGACCGGGAGCTTCATTTGTCGCAATGTCGAATGAGATCAGTGTGAGTACGACTGGGGATAAAGCTCCAGCTATCTCCGGATCTCTTCTGGTTGGACCTTATACCATTATCTTGCAAACCTCTGCCGGCTCCTTCCAATGTGCAGTGAACAGCGGCAGTAATAACTTCCAGGATAACCAGAATACGACGGTAAATTTTCCTTATCGGGGACCTCCTAGCACACTTCCGGCACTCGACAACAACTCGGGTCAGGAATTCGTCATCTGGGTTGATGGCATGCTCGCAGGGGGCGTGTCTTTAGCGTGGACTACCTGATATGCCAGTTAGTATCTTTCATGCCCTGACGGCGACTACGCCGGATAACACCAACTTTGAGATCCGGCCCATAGCGCACTGGAATGCCTCTCACTTAGGAACATTCAGTGCGACAGCGGGAAGTGAGATTATCGGGGCATTCTCCAATACCAATGGAGTGTCTTTCGGGTTAAGCGCAGGCCAGGTAACGGCTTCTGTTATTGGCGGTCAGCCGCTTATTTCCGCGGGGACGACCAGTAACAATCTCTCGCAGATCGTATTTTCTAATGCTAATGGACTGAGCTTCGGTCTGGCTGGTTCGACCGTGACCGGGAGTTATTCCAATCCCAACTTCTCAGCCGGAACGACCAGCAGCAATCTGGCTTCCGTGGTGTTCTCGAATGCGAATGGAGTGAGCTTCGGACTCTCAGGCTCGACCATTACCGCTTCTGTTCCCGGAGGGGGAGGAAGTACCCTGACCTTCATTGGGAAGGGAAACACTATCGGACAATCTTCTTCCAGTACTTTCCCTTTCAGTGCGGTTTCGTTTGACTTCGCGGGGGCTATCAGCGGTGGGATGAGCGCGGGATCGCTGCTCATTTCTGCTCCCGGGACAGTGGCTCTGACTCAGTTCTCTGGCGGTATGTCCACTCAGGGGAATACTGCGGGGACTACAGGACTGGCTACCGCTCAACTGGTGATAGTGGGTTCTAATAACATCTCGCTCTCCCAATCCTTCAATCTAGGCAGTGCGACGCTTTCGATCATCGGGACAGGTGGACTCGCAATAGCTGCGAGCAATACGACCTTCAGTAGTGGGACGGTGGTCCTATCTGCGGCAGGTGGAGCACTGACTATCTCCAGTGGGGCTCAATCGGCCCTGTTCTCGGTCCCTGCGACTTCTTCCCTGGTGGGAGTCAGTGGGCTTACGGTTTCTACGGCAGGTTCCACGATCAGCGTGGGGATGATCCCGCTATCAAGAGAAGATTTCTGGCCCTTGGGGCAGAGTACTTCTCAGCAGCAGAC